ATTTCAATCCACCCTGATTCAATTACTTTCCTAACAGGCAATCTATCTAGTGATGGTGTAGGTGATTCCCTGAAAGCCCATAGTATGAATCGTATTATTCCGCTACATGTAAGCAAGCCAACCGCAGACGAGTGGATTGGGTGGGCTATCAATAACGACATTGCACCTGAGATTATTGCGTGGGTAAAACAATTCCCGCATGCAATGGCTAGCTACTTAGACCCAGCACAATCAGACAATCCGTATATCTTTAACCCAAAGAAAGTGCAGTCCGCATTCGTATCGCCTCGGTCATTGGAACGAGTATCGAACATTGTGAAGGTGCGTTCTAAATTAGATAGCGATAGCTTGATATGTGCAATGTCGGGCGCTGTGGGTGAATCGGCTAGTCGGGATATGCAAGCATACATAGAGTTTTCAGACCAGCTTCCAACATGGGAATCTGTGCTTGCTGAGCCTAAGACCGCCAAAGTCCCTGATGGTGCTGGCGCTTGTGCGATTCTAATTTTCGGTGCGATTGCCAAGATTGATAAGGGAACTATCAGTCCTTTTATGACTTACCTCGAACGATTTGAACCCGAGTGGCAAGCGTGTTTTGCAATCAACATAGCTAAATCACCAAGCAAACAAAGCATTGCGTTTAGTTCAGCCAAGTTTGCAGATTGGGTGCAGAAGAATGAGGACTTGCTATGACTGAAGTAAAGGCAAAGAAAAGAAAGATTGTCGAACGAGAAACCATTACTCGGGAACGAGTAAGGCAGATTCAATACCACGCAATCGGTAAGTTGCGTAAGTTGATGTATGCCAAAGGCTATAAGTTCGAGGATTTCTTCGATGACAAACAAAACAAAGGAAACTAACAAATGTTAGATACGGCTAGTGAAGTAGTAGTAAAAGACAAAGAGGAACGCAGATTGAGCAAGATAAAAATCTCAATTATGCGTAATCCCAAGTTCGCATTGTGGTCAGGCTTGATGACTGTGGGTAAGACACGAGTGGTAGATAGCATATTCGTGCCAACCGCAAACACCAATGGTCGTGATGAGAACTATGGTCGTGACTTTATCAAGCGACTAGATGACAAGGAGTTGGCATTCGTTGTGCTACACGAAACATTGCACAAGGCTTATCGTCATCTGTTTACTTGGAAACGACTTTGGGAAGATAACGCACAGATTGCAAACATGGCTTGCGACTATGTAATCAATCTTCAGCTAGTAGACATGGACAAAGACCAACAAATGTTAGCTATGCCTATGCATGAGGGTAAGGCAGTAGGACTAGTTGATGAACGCTTCCGCGGAATGAATACTAAGCAAGTCTTTGACATACTCAAGGAAGAAGAACCCGAGGGTGGCTATGGTGGCGGTGGTGGACTTGATGAACACGATTGGGAGGGTGCGCAAGAACTAAATGAAGAACAGAAGAAAGCACTGGAAAAGGAAATTGACCAAGCTATTCGTCAGGGAATCATTGCGCATAACAAGATAGCTGGTAAAGGTGCGGGTGGTATGGATAGGGAGTTGGAAGACCTACTCACGCCCGAAGTTGATTGGCGTGAAGTGCTGAGAGAGTTCGTCAAGGCTACTTGTAGTGCGAAAGATGCGAGTTCGTGGCGCAGAGTTAATCGTCGCTATCTAGGTAGTGATGTGTATATGCCTACTCTCATAGGAGAAAGCGTTGGTCATCTCGTGATTGGTATTGATACGAGTGGCTCGATTGGTGGGCATGAGTTGGCAGAGTTTTTGTCAGAAGTGAAAGCCATTGCCGAGGAAGTTCACCCGCAAAAGGTAGACCTGATGTATTGGGATACTGAAGTAGCTGGTCACGAGGAGTATGCGTATGCTGATGTGCCTAACATTGTTAGTTCTACCAAACCGAAAGGCGGTGGTGGCACAGACCCTACTTGTATGGTCGAGTATATGAAAGAGAAAAACATTAAACCCGAAGCAATCATCATGCTAACTGATGGCTATATCGGTAGTTGGGGAGAGGATTGGAATGCACCTATATTGTGGACTATTGTCAGGAACAAGGATACCTATGCCCCTGTGGGTAAGACGATACATATTAAGGAGATATGAGATGGCTAAATGCGTAGTGTCGATTGGCTACAAAAACTTTGTGCTTGATGCGGATCAGGGTTTGAAGTTGTTAGACCTAGTAGCAGATGCAGAAGTGTATGAGGAGAAGTGGAGTAGTGAAACGAAAGATAACACCTACCATATTTATGCGAATGAGGGTCATGCTAGTAGTGAGGGTGTGGCTATGAGTATGAAAGTGTTATCGAATAAGTTTTATCAAATGGCGAAGTTGGCTGGTAAACCTAACAAAAGTTAGAACAAGGAGAGTTAATCATGAGTATATCTAGTAGCGCAGTATTAGTAGAGTTGAACATTAGTATTTGGACTGCCAACAAGTTGGACAGAAGTGCAACCGATAGCGTGCTTGCAAGCAATAGTGCAAGTAAAGATTCAGCACAGGTTCGTAAAAACTTAATGGCAGGGACAGGTGAGAGAAAGAAGATATCTGACTACGCTGCTAGGGCTAGGCTATATCACAATCAGACTACGCTATCGTGGTCAGACAAAGGTGCTAGGTTGCTACCCACAAGTTTGTTTATGGACTACAAAAGTAACATGAACACAATCGAACGCAACATGAACACAATGATTAACAATTTCTATGCGAACTATGCAGACCTAATTGAAACTGCCAAGTTGCATATGGGAGATTTGTTTGACCCGAACGACTATCCAACGCTAGAAGAATTGCGTGGCAAGTTTGGATTCCGTCTAGTGTTTAGTCCGTTGCCTGAGAGTGGTGATTTCCGTTTGGATATTCCTAGTCAAGACATGGCAGAGTTGTCGCAGAAATACGACATGGCATTTAACGATAGGCTAGCAGATGCAATGAAAGAGCCTTGGGAAAAGCTACACAAGATGCTTGCGCATATGTCAGAGAAACTGTCGGAAGATGATGAGGGTTTAGATACCAAGAAGCGATATCACGATACGCTTATTACTAACGCACAAGAACTATGCGGAATGCTCACGCACTTAAACATTACTAAAGACCCTAAGCTAGAGGAAGCAAGACGAAGCCTAGAACTAACAATGTTAGGTGTGGACATTGACGATATTAGAGAGTCAGAAAATATCCGAAGTGATGTGAAGTCCAAAGTAGATGAAATTCTTAACAAATTTGAATGGTAAAACTATGACATACGAGAACATTAAACTTAAGCAAGACAATGACGATAGTGCTGGTAATAAGGTGGTATCAGTAATTAACCCATTCATGAAGCCATTCGTCGAGGAGTTAGCACTCAAGTATCCACAATGGACATTCCAAGAGGAGAGAACTAACTACAAGTGGGACATAGTAAATGGTAAGTCAGTTAAGGTTGGCTTTAGTGCCGAGAGTTTCAAAGTAATAGACAAGCGAGAGGAACTAGGTGAGATATTTCTAGACCGCAATAGCAATGGTGATGTGTATGGTGTTAATAACTTTCGTGTATCAGCGCAACGAGAGAGGGGTTATGGCACTAAGACTATTCACCTAAAGAAAGCTATCAAACATGTGGATAAGTTCTTTGGCAAAAAGAATCTACAAGAAAAGGTAGATGAAGCTAAGCAAGTTGCTAACCAAGTTGTCCATCATGTGAATAACGGCTTTAGTAATACAGTTAGTTGGAAGTGGAATGTAATAGGAGATGTAGCTAAACAGTTCTTGGTATCAAAGTATTGGGAAGAATTTAGCCAAATACTCCTTGCTAATCAAAAACTTGCAGAGCATGCCAATACTTTTCCTAAAGCATTTGAGGAAGCGCAAGCGTCTAATGAAGTATATGATGCAATGCGAAGTAACACAGCTTACCTTGTATATGTTGATGGTTTGAGTTATGCTATACACCGAGATAAAGAACCTACGCAGATTAAGGCAAGCGAAGAATTGCCAGCTTTCATTAGGCAAAGTGTAGGTATGTTAAAACTAGTAGAGGACAAACAAATCATTGGTGGTGTAGGTTTGCGTGTAAGCGCAGATACATTTGTCGTTCTCGAACAGAAAAAGGAGGAAGTATGAAGCTATTCAAAAAGTTACGAGTAGTAGAACAAGAGCAACCAAAGCAAGAGAGGAGTCTACCTATGGCTACGGATTTACATTCTAAATTCATCTATCAAAGTGGTGCAGATTGTATGAAGATATGGAAGCGGTATGGCTTTGTGCCACCGACAGAGTATCGGACTGACTATGAGTTTGGTAAGAACAGAGAGAAAGACTTACAAGTGGAGAAAGGAGTATGAATGAAGTAAAGAAAAAAGGCAGAGGGTTAGGCAAGAAGCCAGCGTTGGTGTATTTCCCCCTACGCTTACCCCAAGAAGTATTAGATTTTTTCAGTATTTACCCTAACAAGAATGCACAGATTAGGGAAGTGCTAACCAAGTATGTAGCTAACAATAAAGGAGAAGTAAATGAGAACACCAAGCAAGAAGTCACAGAAGTTAAATAAGTATTTGATTGATAACCCAAGTGCAAAGGCTAGCGATATTGCCAAGTTGTTTAAGGTAAGCGTTCAGTCTGTATATCAGCGTAAGGCTAAGCTAAAGTCCGCAGCGCCTAAAGCTAAGAGTGTGCTTAACAAGATTAGACCCGACCTAGTTAATAGCCCAACCCACTACACCAAAGGCGGGATTGAAACTATTGACTTTATTGAGGCTAAAGAGTTGGATTACCATTTAGGTAATGTAATCAAATACATAAGTCGTGCCAATCTCAAAGGCAACAAGCTAGAGAACCTTAAAAAGGCTAAGTGGTATATGGATAGGGCAGTTCAAAAGACTGCAACCTAACATTTGTTAGATTAGGGGGGTGTGATTACTGCTA